CAGGTTCTGACCATGTTGTGATTGCACCTATACCAACACCACCATTAGAAATAAGATATTGGCCGCTAGTAACACTATTGGTGGCCCATTGTCTCTTGCGCCATTCGGCCATCCATTGTTCACTTGGTGTGAAATCCAAGTCTAAAGTTATTTGTTCAGTTAGAGGCCAAAAGAACTTAAACTCTAATTGTTCGGTCATTTCACACCATTCATACTTTCAAATAAAGCTTCAAACTCTTTTGATTCAGCCACTTCTGTTTGGAAAGAATTTTTGAATTGTGTTTTTGCCATGCGCTTGACAATCTTTTTAGGAATCTTCAGTTCATCATTAGCAATATCCACAATATCTTTCATCGCTTGGTTATTTGCTTCGTTTCTTTGCATGTGCATGACCATTTCATCAACATAACCTTTCAAGGTTTTTAATTGAGCGTCATCAAAAGAACCAAATAACGTATTCACTTTAGTCATATTAAGCTCCAAAAGACAAGTCAGAATCTTTAGCTTCGATTGCAATCCAATATTGCATATCTTCTTTGGTGTTCTTAAAGTAAGATAGGCCTTTGGATGAAATCTGAACTTCATATGAACCAGAAATCATTTTGAAGTTCTCTGTGAGGAACAAAGCTTTAAACTTCTTACCATTACCATCAGCAATTTCTGTTGAATCTGTGTGTGCTGAATTATCTTTTGCATCACAAGTTGTGATGTAAATCTTGGCACCATCAGATGAAATTGAAATGTTTGGTGATTGTAGAATGCTTGCTGTTTTGAGGATAGATGATAGGTCATCTTCACTCAATGTGAAAGACACATCAACAGATGGCAAAGTTAGGTCTTTGTCTGGTGGTGTCACAATCATTGTCTTAGTGGTCTTACGATAATTTAGTTTCTTACGACCTGATTTGAAGATAACATGTTTGTCATCAAAATCGATTTCACCGTCTTTGTATAGAGAATGAACGGATAGGAACTGGTTCAAATCATAGATACAAAAATCTTCGGGGAATTCATCCTTGACACCAGCTTTGGCTAGGACGGTTTTAGTTGCGGAAATAGTTGATAGTTTTTTACCGTTCTTAAACTCAATGCCAGGATTAATATTGGCAAAGTTTTTAAGGACTGTTAAAGTCTCAGCTGATAATTTCATTACGATACTCCTTGTTTCAATTCACTTAGTATACTTGAACCATACGATTGTGTCAAGCAATTAATTAATTTGTTCTTTAATTCTTCCAAAGAACCTGCATTATCAATATGGTGGTCGATGTAACCACCAATCCATCTCCATTCAGATTCATGAACACCAGATTGTTCCAACATGAATCTTTCGGCTTTATGGTCACCACGATTTGCTTTACCAGCAATCTCATACCAATGTGGTTTTAATCCACGTTGTATTTCAATTAATACACCATTGAAACTATGCACAAATTCAATTTCATTTTGGAAACGAACATCTGTGATTACATAGTTTTGATTTGGATTTTGTTGTATATAATTTTTTAGTTTGATGATCCAAAAGTCTTTGTGAAATACATCACGGCCAACTTCTGTGCCCATTAGTTGTAGGGCAAGTCTTGGTGTAAAATCTTTACCCAATTCTTTAGACCAAAACTTGTCTGGTTGTTCACGCCATTCACGTGACTGTTCAGTATCACCTTCCAACAAGTGTCGAGGCCAACCAAACATTTCAGCTGCAACATCTTTAACACCCTTAGCAAAAGACACGGGAGTAAATCCCATGTCTTTCAACATATCACCTGCGGTGCCTTTACCTGAACCAATAAATCCAAGTAAGCCAACTATCATTACATTTCTCCAACAAAGTTTGCTACTGCTGGCATGTCGCCTTTGAAGTGATAGGTGCCGATGTGGTCTGCTCTCATCCATGGACACAACCAAATTTGTCCACCAATCTTTCGCCACAATTGACAGAACATGTAATCTTCACTCAAGTAACGGTCTGAACCGCCACCGGTTGCACTATCTTTGGTGTCAATGATAGTATCGAAGTATGCATGAATGTAACGTGAACCATCGAAGTGTGCTTGGCCAACGTGGTCTGGTTTGTAACGTAGTTGTGGGTATGCTTCTTCCATCTTCTTAAAGACTTCACGTTTAATCAACATAAAGCCTGTTCCAATTTCCAAAACCTCAAGTGGGTCAGCAACGCTGAATCTTTCTGTTCCACGAACTGGATTGAAAACATAATCACCAGTTACTTTTTCCAAAGTTGATGCTTCAATTTGTGGATTTTTTTCTAGTGCCTTTTTAACTGATGCCCACTTGATGGCTTTCTTTGGATAAGGTCCACCAATAACATCTTTATCTAAGGCAAGCAATGCAATAACATCTTGTGGATTAAAGTGAATGTCTGAATCGATGAACAACATATGTGTGCAGTCCGAACGATTTAAGAATTCATCAACAAGATAATTTCTGGCACGTGTAATTAAAGACTCATTGAAAAGAAATGAAAATTTCACTGTTACACCATACTGGACACATAGTGCTTGCAAATCAAGGCAAGCTTTAGCATACAATCCGTGGTTCATACCACCATACATAGGTGTCGCAATGAAAAGACTTTTCTTTTGTAGTTCTTCTTTTTTAATTGAAATTTCCATTTTCTCTCCAAGAAACAAAAATAGGGATCCGGTATTGGATCCCTATTGTGCTAAAAATTAAGCGCTGAAGCTATAACCAGCTTTTAGTGCGGCACGAACCATAGCTTTGGTTGGTGTGCCCAAACGGTATACAGATACCTTAGAACCATCACCACGTGTCTTGGTGTTGGTGTAGATGCAATGGCCTTCTTGGCGCAATTCATCGATACGTGCGGAAACGTTTTGGATTCCGAAACGAGCACGAGCCTGTGCTGTGGAGAGAGTGTTGTAACCCTCGGACTTGCTCAAATAGTTGAGGATCTTTTCTTTCGCAGAAATTTTGGTAGTCATAATATCTCCTAATGACAAAGTTTAAAAACAAAAGTCTTGCTTTTTGCAAGTATTCACATTATACTATTACTTAGTGTGTGTGTCAAGTATCCTTGCGGTATACTTGTTATTATCTGCCGACTTGCGGCAAATATTTTGCCTTGGTTTCTTCCCAAGACAGGTAAATCAAGTCATCATAGAACAATGTTTCATATGAAACGTTATTCTTTTTCTTCAACATTGATATACGACCTTTGGCATATTTGGTTTTCCAAATGTTTGTCAAAGTTTCTTCACTGGTATCAAATGATTTTACCAGTTGTTCATCACCAATCTCCTTGCGGAGGTATTCATTGGTGTTGTTATAGAGAGGTGAAAAATAGATGCCTCTCTGGTGTTCGGTGCGTATAAGTTCATTTGGAATACCTAACTTACCATACGCAAAATTTAATGTTCTGTTTTTGTGGTCACGTTTAAGTGGAAGTCCTTTTGTGTTCTTTGCTTCCCACCATTCAAAATACTTACGTGTATGATTCTCTTTTACCCAATCATAAATCATTCCTCTGGTTTTTCTGGACGGTTCAAAAGCAACCGAACCGCTTGAGAAACCCATTTTATTCCAATGTTCCAAACCATCATACTGAGATAAGCCATTGGACTTAGTGTTGCCATAAAGGCTAGTAGTGGTAACTCCAACGAGAACGTCTCCATATTGTTTCTTCCAATCTTTTTGAACGGTGTCAGCGAGACACAATAGTGCTAGTAATTTTCCACCCATATAATTAAAACCGAGTGGTTGTAATGGAACGATTGTTGAACCAATTGCAGTATGATTAATCATACCTTGTTGTGTCTTAACGTCCCTAGGCCAACCGATTGCGGTGTCTCTTGGTGTTAAGTCTAAGAAGTCGGATGAAATACAAATGACACCTAGGTATTTTTCCGTCACTTCATCAACAACGGTGTAATATAGATTACGACCAATGTTTGAATTGTTTTTCATCGTAGAGGAAAATGTGCGAATAGCATTCCACGTTTCTGCCAGAGGACCATTAGAGAGAACCAATTTAGGTTTCAACCTTTCATAGTCATCAGGACCTTCTGGCATCCAAAAGTTTTCTTTGACCTTTTCAATAAGTTTCTTTTGAGTAACATCTACCAACTGAACATCATCACCAAATAAAGTTGTGATTGTTCTTGTTGGATATTTCTCATGCACCTCTAACCATTTTTGATATAGGGTGTATTCTCTAACATCCATTTGTGATGCATATCTAAGGTCCTGAATTAAAACATCTTTCAGTTGCTCAGTATCAATGTGTTCGAAACGTTCAGGTTCATTTAAGACCTGCCATTTCTCCCATTGTGCATCAACAAATTCAGTAGGTGTAGCCATTATTTTCTTTTTGCTTTAGGAATTTTAAAATATTTTCTTCGGATTTTATCCAGTTTCTTTAAACCAAATTGCAACGCAAGAGGTTTTACACGGCTAGTATACACGATTCCGTTCATGTGGTCAAGCTCATGGAGAAAACATCTTGCAGATATACCAGTAAATGTTTTGGTATGTGGTTGTCCCATGTAGTCTTGGTATTCGATTTCCACTTTCTCAGGTCTAGTGATGTGTAGGTTTAGGAAAGGGAATGATAGGCATCCTTCTTCCATATGTTTCTCACCTTCGGAAGAAATAACTTTAGGATTGAAGTATGCCACATATTCTTCGCCTGCACCCATAACAAAAACACGGTATTCAAAACCACATTGGTTAGCAGATAGACCAATGCCGTTATGTTTCTTACAAGTTTCTACCAAAGTGGATGCAAAACTATTTGGATTAATAGGTGCATTTGCAAAGTCAAATTCTGGTAAAACTTTGTAAAGAGCTGGATGGTCAGGTGGAACCAAATCAAATGTTTCAACCGGTGCCGGAGTAGGCTGTTTAACTTTAATGGCTTGTTCTGTGTCGTATAAGACAATATCTTCTGTGGTTTCTATACTCATTTTGCAATCCTTTTCAAATAATTTTCAAACAAATCTTTTTTCTTTTCATACACACCTAGTCCATTATTACAAGGCACACATAGTATACCTCTATATTTTCCGGTGTTGTGGTCATGGTCAACTTGAGGATTTGTCAACTCTTTATTGCACACCATACATTTATAATCTTGTTTATCCAGTTCACACAAAAATTTTTCATAAGACATGTCAACGATACCACGGGATTTCCATTGATTTTCTGCAATTGTGGGTTTGTTTATCGTCCTCCATTGCCGACTCGTTTGTTCATATTTCTTATAATGTTCTTTATAATGATTTGGATTATCTTCCAATCTTTTACTTCTATAAACCTTTTGTTGTTCTTTCAATTCATCTTTACGCTTTGCCACGTAAAGTTTCATGTAATCTGGATGATTTCTGTCTGGTAAATCTGTATACTTTTTTTGTCTAGCCATTTTTGCACCAAATAAGTTATTCTTTTTTATTTATACAAAAACAAACTTTAACTTATTTGGCAATACGACTGAAATTGTTCTTTTTCTCAAACTTAATTACGCTCCTAAATTTATCGAACAGTTGGTCGCCCTTGTGGGAAATAACAAACACATTTGTTTCTTTGCCCATTTCTTGTATCAACTTTAAAAATTCTTCTGTTCCAACAGTATCCAAACTTGAATCAAACACTTCATCCAGTATCAATAAGTTTGTATTGGTAGAGTTCTTTAATTTGGCAATCTGTCTCCATGTAAACAATAGTGCCAAGTCAATACGCATCTTTTCACCTTCGGAGAAATTGGCATAAGAGAATTCATCACGGTGCCTACTCTTAATTGTTTCTTCAAAGTTTTCGTTGATATTAAAGTTAACAAAGAAATCCATTGCTGTTAGGTATTTGTTTATCAACTTATTCATAATAGGTAAATATTGTTTAATGATTCTAGTCTTGATGCCCCCATCTTTCAACAATGATCCTGCAAATTCATAATAGTGTTTTTCAGTCAACACTTCTTCATAATATTTTTTATGTTCATTTAGTTCAGCATTTAACTCAATTAATTTTTGGTTGACGCCTTCTGTATTGATATCTCGCACAGATAATTCTTGTAACTCCACATTCAGTTTTGAAATGTATTGGTTTATGGCAGTTATGGTTGAAGTGTGTTTGATGATTTCACCATTATGTGCATTTATATGTGCGATGATATCCGTAATAGATTTCATTTCAGAAGTTACTTTGGTTAACTCCTGTTCTATTTCTTCCAAGCCAGTTTTTTGTGTAGAAATTTTCTGAGTCTTTTCTTTAACTTGAGAATCTTTCCATTCGGTAGTAATTGGTTGTTTACAGGTTGGACAGTCATGGTTGTTTTCATAGAAGTCAATCTCCTTTTGATTACGGTCAATATTAGTTTGCACCTTACCTTTGATTTGAAATAGACCCTTGGCTTTTTTGTCAAGTTTCTCTTTCTTATCACCAACTTTATTTTGTAATACGTCAATGTGTTTCTGTATTAGACCCACATTTTTATTTAATTCCACCAATTGTTCATTAGATTTTCTTATTTCTTCTTTCTTTTTATTAATTTCCGCATCGGTGTTCTTTTTATTTTCCTCGATGTTTTGTTTTTGTAGGTTTATTTTTTCTTCTGCAAGAGATATGGCATACTTTGTTTTATTCAAGTTCTCTTTGATTTCAGAATTTTTTTCCTTGATGACATTGTTCATTGAAGAAAATATTTGGATGTCCAAAAGGTCCTCAATGATAGCACGCCTGTCAGCAGCCGATAGTTGCATGAACGGAACAAAGGATGCTGAACCAAGGATTACCACCTGCGTAAAGGACTTATAATTTAATTTGAGAATATTCTTCTCTAGTATTTCCTGATAGTCTTTTGCAGCGGCATCCTGGTTCAGCAAAACATCATTCAAATAAATTTCAAATACATTCGGTTTAATTCCACGAATGACCTTATATTTCTTTTGGCCAATATTAAAATGTATCTCAATTACAGTATCCTTACTGTTAATTGAATTTACAAGTTGTGGTTTGTTAATTTTACGGAAAGGTTTACCAAACAATCCAAAACATAATGCATCTAAGATTGTAGACTTGCCTGCACCGTTGTGACCAACAATCAATGTGTTGTTGGACTTGGTAAAATCAATCTCGGTATAATGGGCACCAGTGGATAGAAAATTCTTCCACTTAATTTTTTGGAATAAAATCATGCTTGTTCAGTATTCAATGCCTCTACGTAGAGTTCTTTCAATATTGTTTTCAATTTATCGTTGTCGATACTTTCTTCTGTAATACCATCAACATATTTGTTGAGTATGGTAAGAGTATCTTCAGCTTCATCCACTAAAGTGTCATCATCAGTCAATTCTGAAAAGTCTTCCGCAATAGTAATGTCTGCTGGGTTTACATTATACAGGTTATTCATGAACTTGTCAAACAAATACGGGTTGGTTTTGTTTATTACAACCACTTTAACGTATGTGTTGGTGTATGGTTTCAAATCCATATTGTCAATCTCTTTGATTGTTTGTTCCTTATCATCGTAGATAATTCGATGGAACATTTTATATGGATTCTCTACGAACTCCAATTGATGTGTATCTAAATCAAACAAATGGAAACCACGTGGATCGTTATAATCTTGCCACGTTAATTCATATGGGTTTCCAAGATAAAAGATATCATCACTGGAAGATTTGTGGTGGTAATGACCACTAAATGTGTGACTAAACTTTCTAAAAATACTGCGGTCTAGACCACCTTCTGATGGCATACCACGATACATGGCAAAGCCGGCAATCTCAAAATGACCCATACAAAATTTTGCATCGGTATCTTTTAATGTTTCCATAGAATCTTCATAATTCTCGGCACATATCCAAGGCATCATACAGATTTTGTGGGGACCAACGTAGATTTCAGCTGGGTGGTCAATCACATTTAATGAAATGCCGTATTCACCCAACAGCAAGTCTGCTGAGTTAACATCATTCGTATTCTTAAAGTAGGTGTCGTGGTTGCCAGCCAACATATGAACTTGTATACCACGATTAAAAAGTGGTTCAAAGAACATTTGTTTGGCACGTTTCAATGAAAAGAAGTTGACATACTTTCTACGGTCAAAGGTATCACCAAGAATTAATACGGTATCAATCTTTTCTTTTTCTAATGTTGGAAAGAAAACATCTTTATAAAACTTTTCAAAGAAATCTAGAAACAACGTAGAGTCATTTCTGGCACCAAAATGTTGGTCGGTTATTATGGCTACTTTCATACTATATTTTTCATCATCTTTTCAGCTTCTGCATCTACCACTCTTTTTCGTAATTCTGTTGTGGAAAAAGTGTGTTCACGTTTATTGAAATAAAACTTAATACCTTTACTGATACATTCTTGTCTACCAGTAAAAGTTTTGTTTTCATATTCATCACCTAATATTCTAACATTAATTGGATAAGAAAGCAATATGTCCAACAAATCTTTTTCCGTTGCATATACCACTATTTCATCCACAAATTTGCAAGCTTGCAACTGAACATAACGTTCAAAAATACTTTGAACTGGTTTGTTTTTTTCTTTTGGTCTATCTATGGTAGGGTCAGTTTGTAGTCCTACAATTAGGTAATCACATTGTGTTTTGGCTTCTTTAAGCATGATGATGTGTCCTGCATGGAACAAATCAAAAGTGGAACAAGTAAATCCAACTGTCATCAGTGATTTCTCCTACTGTCAAACACACAAACGAAATATAATTCTTCAGTTTCGGATGTGTTGTATACTCTGTGATATACACCGTCTTTGATTAGAATCATTGAG